TTCGCCTATAAAGCCACCTACGGAGCTAAGTGCTGCTCCTATCATCGCTGGTTCGCACACGGCAAAATTCTATAAAGGACAATTGGTTAGGACCGTATTTAAGTTCCCGTAGAAACTTGAATCCTAAAAACTTTAAAAGTTTAAGATGAGCGGTATTCCGTTTATCTACAATATTCCAAAGTATTCTATCTTGTCTGCCTTCTATCCATCGCTTAGCATTTCGAGCAAATAACATAGGTCTATCATGAATGACTGGTGTACAGAGCATCCATATCTTACCATCGTCTTCTTCTACTCCAGCCAGTCCGGCAATCCTGCCGTCTGGATGTGTGAAATATACTGAGGTTTGGTTAGTAAAAGCAGCATGAGGAATATAGAGAAGAGGTTCATGACCGTGGCCTTCTTTCACTTCTCTATAATCATCAGGTCTAAGATTAGAAGCTACCTCAACAGCAGCTTCAATTGTTATTGGGTGAATGTATTCAGACACGTTGATAATATCTGGGTGAGTAATCTCCTTCCCAATTCATAGAGAATAAGGTAGCAGGAGATGGGTGATTAGATTTAATAAAAACACTGAGATTTTCATTTCTATCATAGACTGGTATAGTATGCATATATCCAGATGCAATAGTTGCAGTACTGGCTAATACATTATCCCATTCTAAAGATTCAACGGTATAAGTATAATCATCTCTTCCTCTTCTCTTAAGTGTAACATCTATAACCCCTACATCACCAAAGTCGAAATTCATTCTATGTATAACTAAAGATCCTCTAGTTTCAGATAAAACTCTATCTCCTTCCTGCCTTGTCATATATACTTTAGGTAATTCTAACTCAAATTCATACTCATATCCAATTACTAGATCTGTATTGACTGAACTTGTAGAAGTACCAGCTTCTGTAGAAGTCTTCCAATTTCCAGGTAGTGTTACTGTTTCATTAGGAGCTGTACCTGTAATAGCTGAAGAAGGTATATCGTAACTCTTACCTGCTGCATCGCTATCTGTAATACAGTAAGCTGTCAAAGTACGAGAGCTATAGTATCCTGCACCTAAAGTAAATGTAGTTACATCAGTAGCTCCATTATACGTCATATCACCTGACAAAATAGTTTTCTTAGTATCTAAATGTACTCTATTTTCATTAGGTGATGTACCTATTAAATCAGTATCTGAATGTAATTTTATGTCAAATTTTTCTAATGTATATGTAGAGCCTGTATTTAATACAGCATAATATTTATCATCCATCATTGAATGGAAGACAACATTATTAGGTAATGTCCATCTAAACCATGCAGATTGAGAACGTTCTTCTCTATTCTTCTGATACCATCTATAACCCCAAACTTCATTTGTAGCAGTATGTAAAGTACTATCTGTTGCAAATAGAACTAAGTTATTTTCATTAGAAGACGTTGCTATTGTTATGTTTGCTGGAAATAGTTTACTAACAATTTTACTTTGTTCTTGTACTTGAGGTTCTTTTCTAGGATCAACATCTGCCATCTCAAAGAACCTAGCATTTTTAACTGTACTATTTAAGAAGCCTATTGTTGTACCTAATGAAATAGGTTTAGTATCTGTATTAAATGCATAAGAAGATACAAAACTTACCTTAGCAGTTTCAGGAGTAAGTAAAGCTTCAGCACCTGAACTTAATAAGAACTGTTCATTAGCACTAAATATAACTAATCCAGATGCAGTTTCAATAGCATCAGATAATTTAGTTGGGTATGTAGAACTAGCTTGTAAATCAATAGGATCTCCATTAGAGATAGCCATAGCTGTCTTAACCCAGAAGTGATAGAACTGGTTAACCCTAGATAAAATAACGTTTTCTTGACTTAATAAAGCTATTCTATTTCTAAAGAATACCATCTTATCAATAGGCTGACCTACAAAAGAAGGCTCTGCATTAGTTATATCATCACCTACATCACGCTTACCCCAATCTGGATAACCAAATCTAAAGGCACCGTTAGCATAAGAAGTAGCTCCACCACCATTTATAGAGAATGTACCAGGAAGTACTCTGGTTAGCTTCAGAGGCATAGTAGTGTTATCAAAGGTAGTTGTTACCCCAGGGGCTGCTACCTCTTCCCATACTCCTTCTCCATAGCGACACGGATGGATTGTAACAGTTTCACCTGCACTGATTGTACCAGATGCAGAATCTGTTATGGTAAATGTATTAGCATCTGCTACACTTTGAATAGTATATTGACCATCTGTTGCGGCACCACTTGTAAAGTCTAATATAACATTACTGCCATTAGCTAATCCATGTCCAGTAGCAGTTACTGTAACTGTGTTACCTGCTCTAGCATATGTACCTGTTTGTACAATATCTGCTGTTATACCTTCAGCTTGGAAACGAAGGTAGTAATCATCCATATCTTCACCACTATTTACCACACGTACAGTATATCCATGACGGCATGTACGTGGTAAATCTGCTATATTATTAGCTTCAGTTGTAGTGATAGTCATCAACTGTTGTTCAGGTGATGTCACACCAAATGGATCTTTACTGTATAAATGAATACCATTTCCGACAATTGTGGCAGTAATACCTGTACCACTTATTGCATCCAATGTAGTCTTAATATCACCTAATATACCAGCTGCAGACACATGTTCATCAGCGCTAGAGGATGTAGCTTGTGGACGTACCATCGCTATATTAGCTCTAGATTCTAATGTCACATGGTTCTTAACTGTTATTGTAGTCTGAACACCTTTAGCTGATGTGTATTGATGGGTATCATTTGTTGTCCATCCTTCTCCACCAAACTGTAGTTTAGGAAATGCTTGATATGTATCATGATATGTATAACTATCATCAACAGTACCAGTAGGTTGAGGTGTACATCTAATGTCCATCTCATACCTTAACCTAGACTTACCATTAGCACTCATGTTAGGTGGTGATGTCCCACACTTATCAGTACCTGTACTTATAGTTACAATTTCTCTACCCATCCCTAAGCAGTCACCATTACTAGTACCACTATAATCACTACTGTCATCTACTGTAGCTACTGATAAAGATGTAGCACGTGTATGAGTATATGTAGTATTATCTGTTGGGTCGTAAATATCTAATGCATACTGCTTACCATATGATATAGTATCTAGATTAATAAATGCTTCATTCAACTGAGGTGCTGCTTTATCAGAGGCACCTGTCTTCATTAACACTTGCTTCCTTCTATTAACAAAGAAAGTTGTTTCGTTAATAGTAAGTACCTGTATATCAGAAGACTTCTCATCTGATAAGGCTGTATTATCTAAGTAAGTTGCAACACCTGAGCCAGCAACATCTGCATAATCCACAGGTATCACAGCACCATCACTTGCTCTCCATACTTTAACTTCCCCATCAGCTGCAACTTGTCCAATATACTGTTCTGTATCTGTAGTATAGATATCAAACCATTTAGAATTAGCTTCAGTATCGGGTGTAAGAGTAGTTACTAAATTACTACCAGGTCTTTTAATTAATTGATCTACAACATCAGGTACACCATTAACTAGATCTACAACCTGACCTGGTATTTTCTTTTCATCTGGTTGTGTAGATATTCCCATAACATAGTTAGGGACTT